GGTGCCGGTCGAGCCGACTTGAAGCCATAGCCCGTGGCCGTCACAATAGCGGCCGGGATCCTTGACGTTGGTGACGAACTTGGGACTGAGCCGGTTACCCTTGCGCATGATCTCTACCCATAAACCAACCCATAAATCGATCGCGGATAGTGCCGCATCTCGGCGGACGTTTTCGGATATTCTCACGGGTCCGGGAAACGGCATCAACGACCTGGAAAGCCCCGTGGCTCAGGGCTTTCTCGCACGTCGGCGGAACTTATGGGACGATGCGCTGGATGTCTAGGTGCGCGGACGGGTCTTCCGCCGAGTTCACACGCATCGCGTTGAAACAACAAGCAAAAATTTTTTCGCCGCACGCCAACCCATAAATCAACCCCATAATCGGCGAGCGCAAGAGACCAAGCGGTAAATCGGCCTCGCACGAGCCCGGCACCGCCGCAGCCAGTTTACGGTGATAGGAGCGCGCGCGCTAATCTCTCTCCCCCCCTCTTATCCACCACAACGCCACAACACACACAGCATAAGGTTTTCTTGCTCTTTCCTCTCCGCCACAAAAAACTGCACACAACAGAGAAAAAGAGACAAACTCGCTTGCACATCAACGCTGTGGCGTGTGGCGGATGAAAATCTATCACCAGCCGCCACATCACAGGACAAGGACCGGACATATGTCCGGTCTGTCCGATTTGTCCGGTGGTTTCACTCTGCCGTTTCACGTGCAACAGCGATGCAGTATCGTGCGGGAGGAGTAGTTCGGAGGTTTCACCTCAAGAATGGGCGGCCTCGGGACATGCACAAACATCCCACGACGAGCCGACCCGCAGCCGCTCGAACGCTTCGCGGCCGTCAACGCTAGCGCGCTCGCCGCTCGCGGCCGTTTGCCGGGCAGTGTCACGCGCTGGCGCTTCGGCGGGTCGATTGTCGACATCACCGTGGTGCACGCGACCCTCATCAGCGTGGTGGTCGACGGCGGTGAGCCGACTCCGATCGGCATCGTGCGGCAAGGGCTGTTCGAGCAACAGTTGCTCGTGTGCCCCGGCTGCAAAAGGTGGCGGCGCGCGCTCGTCTGCAAAGACGCCGCGCTCACTTGCCGGCGATGCGCGAGCTTGGACTATCGCATCAGGCATGAGGCTCGCCGCGGCCTGCCGCGCTTGCTCCACTTCATCGGCAAAGCTCGCCAACGTCTCGGCGCAGATCCGACACCGTTCACCGATCTGCCGCCGCGGCCTTACGGCTGGACGTGGAAGGCGTATGATCGGCGCGTGGCCGAGATCACGGCGCTCGAAAGTCAGGCGCTTGCCGCGCTCGGTGGTGTGGTCAAGGCGGCGAAGTTGCGGGCCAAGAGGGTACGGCGATGAGCGATGACGTTGAGGTAGCGGATCGCGACGAACAGATTTTCTGCGCGCGCCTCGCCGGCAAATCGGTGCGGCTGATCGCCAAGCGGTTCGGGCTCACCGTTGAGGAGGCGAGCAAAATTATCGAGGAGCGATGCGCGCCGTTATCTGCGTCGATGAGGAGGCAGGAATTGCAGCTTGACCTTGAGAGGCTTGATGCCCTGCAAACCGTGTTCCACGAGGCTGCCATGCGCGGGGACGTGGCGAGCGCCGCTGTGTACATCAAGATCCTGGAGCGGCGTGCGCTCGTGCTCGGGTTCGATCAGCCGGCGAGCACGCGCGTCAGCCCGATCGAGGTGACCGTGGCGCCACAAGAGACCAGCACTGACCGCATCCGCCGCGCGCTCGAAGATCTTGCCAGGGAGCGTTTGCCGGCGCCGAGCAACGGCCATGGTGAGGAGCCGTAGCCCGATGGGTCGGCGGAGCCAGCCGGGTCTATGCAAAAGTTATGAGTTCTGACTAAAAAAATTGACATTGATCTATCGATGATTATTTTATGCATATCTTATTGTCAAAAGTCCGGAGCTAATGATGACGATCTACGGGTATGCGCGCGTCTCGACCGATGGCCAAAGCCTGGCCTCGCAGGATGCGCAACTCCACGCCGCCGGGTGCGCCAAGGTCTACGCCGAGAAAATCAGCGGCGCGCGCAGCGATCGCCCGGAACTTGCCAAGGTAATTCGCCGGCTCGGCGAGGGCGACGTGTTGGTGGTCACGCGCCTCGATCGCTTGGCGCGCTCGACCCGTGACTTGCTCAACATCATCGATGCGATCGCCAAGGCCGGCGCCGGGTTCAAGAGCTTGGCCGATGCTTGGGCCGATACCACGACACCGCACGGCCGCCTGATGCTCACCGTACTCGGTGGGCTCGCCGAGTTCGAGCGCCACTTGATCACCGCCCGCACCGCAGCCGGCCGCACGCGAGCCAAGGCCAACGGCGTGAAATTCGGGCGTCCCGCGACCTTGACCCCGCACCAGCGGCGCGAGGCCATCCAGCGCCTCCGCGATGGCGCTACGCAGGCTGATCTCGCGCGCACCTACGGCGTATCGCAGTCGACCATCAGCAGGCTCGAACCGCGCCCTTTTCCACTCGGCGACGTGGCAGGCGCCAGCGCATAGCGCGCCGCTGATCGATCGAGATCCATCGCGTGAGGGGGCCTTGCAAAGTCGGGCGTGGCTCGGCCGGCGCGGGCTCGGGGGCAACCCTTCCGTGCTCGACCTGATTTTCTCGCGGGAATGCAGGTGACATTTTGCAGGGGTGTTGCCGTGTCCCCGTGGGCGCGCTGGTGAGCGTTTTTTTCTCCGGTATCTGACACTGGCCGGCGCCTGGAACGAATGTACGGCGGCCATGCACACGCTCGTCACCTGTTCTGGCGGAGATGCTCGGTCAACTCACACGGCTCGAACTGTTCGGCAGGAGCACTTGCCGAACGATGCAGCCGAGGTGAGCGGACCATGTGCACATGGTCTACTGCGCGTGGTCATGTGCTCTTGACACAACGGTTGCGGCGCGCCTGGTCTTTGTCGGCTCCGGTTATGCCGCCAGCGCCTGCTCGATTGCGGTGCGCAGGTCGGGGGCAAGATCCTCCACCTCGTTGAGCACGCGCCCGAGGAGTTGGCGCAAGTCCTCGGTTTCCCGTCGGCTGGCGTCGCGCTCGATCTCGGCGTCGGCCAGTGCCCCGAGGTGCGGGTTTTCTTTTGGCGGCCGCATTTCGCGCTCGATGCGCCTGGCGTCGCGTTCCGCTTTCGGTTCGGTGTCGGCCCAATACGATGTCCACACGCGCTTGGGGTGGTTGAGCTTGGCACGCTCGCTGATACGCAGGCTGTCGCGCCAGGTTTTGATCGAGGTCCGACGCGGGTCGTAGCTTGGCATGTCGTAGTTTTCGAGGACCTTGATGCAAAAGGTGCGATCCTCCGGGGTGGGGAATTCTTTTCCCTTGTCGTCGCGATCGATGAGTTTTTCGCGGCGGTCGATTCTGGCGAACTGTTCGCGGTAGGCGGCGCCTTGCGGCTTGTTGGTGCCGGCGCGGTGCATGGCTTCGCGGCGGGCTTGGTCGTAGCCGCGTGCGATTTTCATCCAGTCGGCGAAATCGCGGCCTTGTTTCAGGTGTTTCTTGGCAGCGCGATAATCCTTGTAGACGGTTCGCTGTTCGTCGGTGATGTTGTCGGCGGTCACTGGGATCTCCGTGGTTAGACCGAGGTGGACTAGATTAGACGGTCTAATCTACGATGACGTTACAAGCGAAATAAAGGGTTTTTGAAAGCTTTTTGTCTAATCTGTACGCAGGATGTCGATGCTCCAGCCATCCTCCATTTCCGTCACCTCGGCGGTGATCACCGCGGTGTCCTCGCCGAGTTCTTTGCGCGCCCGTTCGCGCTGGCTCAGAATGAAATACACGATCGTGTAGACCAGCAATTCTTTGATGGCCTGGGGGTCCTCCTCCTCCCACCATGTCCTCTTTGTGATCGCGTAATGCAGTCCGCCCCGCGCGTATTCGTCGGTGCTTATATCGTTGTGGTCGGCGACCTGCTCGACCATGGCCATCGCCTGCTCAAGCTCGGCCGCATTGCCTTTCCACATGAACGAAACATCATCGCGGTCGCGCGCGTGCAGCGTGATGTGCATCGTGCCCATCTGTCCCGCCCTTTCGCCGTGGTGTGTCGCCCCTCCATCATGCACCCACCGCAAACGTCATGCAAGCTAAGGATGGCGTTCATCTTTTTCACCCGTTTGGGTGGCAGACGCGGGGTGGGTGAGTTTCACCCTCTCGGGTGATGTCGACGCTAATTGCGCTCGCGGTCGCGGGTGGGGAGACTTGTATGGGGCGACGGTCCGGTTTTCGCGGTGGGTTCGATGCCGATGCGCCGGGTAACCGCGTTGTTTCAAGACGGCTCTACGACGAAAAGGGTGTAAGCAGTATTGGTACCCCTGGCGGTACGCATCAAGACTAACGCTCACCTCGCGTGCTGCGCTAAGCTCCTCCGCAACGGTCGGATCGGGACAATTTCAGGAGGCTCAAGATGCCGTCACCATTTTCCAACACCACCTTGGTGCTCGCCGCGCTCAACGCTCAGATCGAGGCCGATTGCCTGGCGCGCGGTCTCACGCACCCCTTCACCGTGCTGGTCACCGCTCACAACGGCTCGGCGCTGAGCTTGCGCTTTCATGCCGGCGCCGCCATGCCGGAGCCGCTCGGCGGTGAGATCCTGGATGAGCAGATCACGTTTCCGCTCACCGTCATCGCCGTCGACACCGGCGAAAGGCGGGCGATGTTCGAGGTCTCGACCGAGGTGCCGCGCCCTGGCTCGCCGTGGGCGGCGTGAGGCGGCCGATTGCCAGCCTCGCGCGCCGTCATGCTCACTTGCGCTTGGCGCCGCCCCTCCCCGTCGTCTTGCGCTTGCTGTACGTGAGCGAGACCCCGTGCGAAGTCTTGCGTGCGACCTTGTGTGCGGCCTTGCGCGTGACCCTGCCCGTGGCCTTGTGTGCGGTCTCGCGCAGGGCGGCGTTGATGCGCGTTTGCCAGCCGGGTCCGGTGGCGCGGTAGGCGGCGATGATTTGAGGGTCGAGGCGCAGCTTGATCGCCAGCTTGCGCGTCGCCGAGCGCGGGCGGCCAACTCGCTTGCCGGCGACATGAGGTTCGGCGCGCGCGAACCATTCGTCATCGAGTTCGCGGATCTCCGCGTACTCCTCAGGCGTGATGGTGTGCGCGTCAACCTTGGCCAAGTTGCTGCCCAAATTTCTTTTTCTCTCGGTCATTCGCTTTCCTCATCGAGATCACGCGGCGTGCTCTGCCGCGCGGTGTCCATGCGATGATCACCATGCGGCCGCGCAGATGCCCCACGGTGATGATGCGCGGCTCGCCGTAGTCCTTGCGGATGTCGGGTGCATCCAAGGTCGTGCCAGCGAACACCTCGGCTGCATCGGCGAAATCAAGGCCGCGCTGTTCCAGCGTGATCCTGCGCTTCTCAGGGTCAAATGTAATCCGCATCGGGCAATTTGTGTACCCCCAAAAATGCCGCCCCGAGTCGGTCCGGCAATTTGTGTACCCCCGGAAATTGCGTGTCAATGCGCACGGCGGAATTGGCCAGCAATATTGGGACGCGTAGACTTGCAGCCTGCCACCTGATTACTACGCCATGCTGGCGTAAGTACGTCAATTTGACGTATAGCCATGTATTGGCTGGCCGCCGCAAAGTAGTGGGGCTTTACAACGTCTGTCCGAGGACGTAGGATTTTTTCCCGTGCGGGCCGAGCGGGGAACGGTCCCCAAGGCCCGGTGAGGAGCCCGCCATGGCCGCCGATGACGCGACGATCACCGATCTTTTGCAAGCGGTAAATGCTACCCGCGGCGAACTCGCGCGCGCCGATGATGCCCGCCAGCACGCGCTCGCCGAGCTACGCAAGGATGTGGAGGCCGGCTCGAAATCGGTCACCGAGGTCACCGCGAAGATCGATCGCATCTCGGCGGCCATGGCGGCGGACATCGGCAAGCTGCAAGCCGCGATGAACGCACTGTCGACTAAGGTGGGGCGCCCAACCGCCGGGATGGGCATCGTCGTCAGCGAGGAAACCGAGGCGCGGGCTTTGTGTGAATCGCGCTACCGCTTGCGCGTACCCAAGTTCGACGCGGCCATGCCCTTCTCCCCGGCTGACACCGACATCGATGACGCGATGAACGCGATCCGCGGGATCAGGCGCCTGTTCAAAGCACCGGCCGGCATCGAGCAACTCGGCCCCGCGGAACGAAAGGGGTTGAGTTCATTCAACCTCGGCTCCAGCGGATTCATTCTGCCGCCGGAGATGTCGAGCACGGTGTTGTCGTGCCTCACCGATGCGAGCGACATGGCCGGCGTCGTTGGCAGCACCACGATCAGCGGCCCGAGCATCAAGTTTCTGATCGACAATGCAGATTTGGATATTGCAACCTGGGCTTGTGACGTCGATTGCTGGTCGGCGAACCGAGTTGCCGACATCACCCGTGGCCTTGGCGAAGCCGAGATCAAGCCCGAGTCGCTGCGCTACATTGTATGCGCGAGCCGCGATTTGCTGGAAGATGCCTCAGTGGACATCGAATCGTGGACGCTCGCGAAAGTGAATAGGGCTGTCCGTAACACGATCTCCGCCGCGATCATGACCGGCGACGGCCTTGGCAAGCCGCAGGGCATTCTCCAGCCCGGCGCCGGCATCCCGATTTGCGACACCTCGGACGCCACGCCGGCCGGACAATTCACTTGGCAGGATTTGATCATGCTCAAGTGGATGGTGCCGATGCAATTCCACGCCAACGGCGGCAGCTATCTCATGAATCAGGATACGTTTGCCCGCGCATTGACGATGAGCGACACCACCGGCCGGCCGATCATGATCGCATCGCCGACGCAGGCCGGAACGTTCCTGATCAACGGCTCGCCGGTGACCATCGCGACGCAGATGCCGAGCGTGGCACCCGGCGCCACGCCGGTCGCATTCGGCAATTGGCGGCTGGTTTACATGTTGGTCAACCGCCGCGCCGTCACGATGCAGCAGGATCCGTACAGCGCGGGCTTCTGTGTACTTTTCAAATTTGAGGCGAGGGTAGGAGGCGGAATAATTTGTCCAAATGCCGCGCGGCTCATGCGCATTCACTAAAGATCCTTGGGGGCGACACCTCGCATCACCGTGGATGAAAGACGCCGGTGATGATATCGGTCGGCGCCATCACCGCCCTGGTGTTCACGCGACACAAGCGGAGGCCGCTGGTGCGCTTCCGTCACCGCCCGTAGTCTTGGCACTTGTCGGCCGTTTCACCGCGCCAGCGACCTTCGCTAGCGCAAACGAGGCCCCGCCCCATGTCGAAACTGACCATCGCTAAGGTCGCCGAGGACTTCGCCGAGCAACGCCGCGACCGCTACAGCTATCGGCCCGAGAATGGACAACTACGGCGCCGCCGCTGGTTCATTTGGGATGGCACACAATGGCGGCCAGACGACGCGCGCGCGGTCGTTAAGGATGCCCGCGACTTTGCTCGCCGCTCCGGCCTGCGCATGACCGCATCAACCACCGAGGAAGTCATGCGCCGCGCCAGGGTGTCGCTGTCCGAATAGATCCGGCGCGGGCATCTAGCGCCGCGGCGGCCGCGCGTTGGGTGCCGATATCAGCACCGGGCTCGATCCCGGCGGCGGCGTGGGCGACACCTCGGGCTCGCACACCTCGATCAGCAGATATCCCCGTTCGGCCTCCTCGGGGTCGAACGGTCGCACGCAATGCGCTTGCCGATGTCCATAGTTGCGCCGCGGCCGGCCTATTCCCGGCGGGCCGCCGGTGCCGTGCACGTGCTGCTTTCGCGTCCCGGCGCGCGCGCCGCAAAATGGGCATTCGAGAATGACGAGAAGGTGGCCGCGGCGCTTGACGCCGACGATGGGCGGTGGTGGGGGCCTCGGCATGCCGCGGAGGTAGATGACATTACGGTTTCGGTAATAGTAGCGACGGCACATTTACGGTCCTCCGGCGCCTCGCAGGTAACCGACCATGCGGGCGGCCGCGCTCGCCGACAGTTCGCCGGTTTGCACCCGTGCCGCCAGATTGGTGTGCCCGTCCCGTTCGAGGCGAGCGGTGATGTAGGCGCGCGATGTGCTGCCCCGTTTAATGGTGCTGCCAGCACCTTTTTGCTCGCCGTTCTTGGGGCGGCCGCGCGGCCCGAGCTTGGCAGGTTCCGGCTCCGGGCACTCCCACGAGATCCGGTGAATCGTCGGCGGGCCACGATGTCGCCGATCCCACGCAAACCACGCGAACGCCATCCCCGAATTTGCTTTCCTTCCTTCCCACCCGTCGCGATGCATCATCGGCAACCGCTTTCGGAAACAGTGGATCCGCGCAAGCCCGCGGCCTTCAAGGATCTCACGCCGCCGCTCGGATTCGAGGAATGCCAACCGTAGCAACATGATCACCCGCGGGCACAAGTCCAGCGCCTTGGCGACGAATTCCTCGGCGTGTTGGTAGGGCGGATTCGTCAAGATGCCGTCGTATCCCTCCGGCATTGCGGTCGCCTGTAGGAAGTCAACGCCGTAGGTCTCGCCGCCGCCGTAGTCGATCAGATCGCTGGCGTGGACCTGATGGCCGTGGGCGCGCAGGACGCGCACAATCGCGCCACGTCCGCACGCCGGCTCCCATACCTTGCGAGGGGGCCGCTCGACCCGCAACAACGCCTCCACGGCGACCGCGGGCGTCTCGTAGAGATCGACTCCGCGCTCGGCGTGGGGATGGCGTTGCACCTGGCAGCTATGATCGAGCATTTTGCTCCTCGCTAGTCATTCGCTCGTCTCGCCGGATGACGGCTCGATGAAGCTAACGAACTCACCGCCAGCCTGCTCAGCGGCCCAATGGCCGAGGCATTCCCAAGTGCAAAATTCGCGGGTGAGCGTTTCGCCGCCATAAAATTCAATGTCGTCGGGCACGGTGATCGTGACCCGTAGCGGGCCGATCAGGGGATACCGGTTGGCCGGTTGCCCGCAGTGGCCACAGCTACCGTCCGGCGGGCCAACGCGCCGCCACACCTCTTTTTCCAAATCCGCGTCGGCCTTGTATTCGGCAAACGAGACGATCTTGGCGTCGTCGTCGTCAGTGCTCGTCATGTTGGTCTCCTGTTTTGAATTGCCACTGCCTCACGGTCGCCACTGCACTATGGAGCCCGCCTCGCGCCATGCCGCTTGCACGTCGCCAAAGTCGGCGTCATCGCGGCTGCCGTCATACTTACCGCTGATGCGGTGGCGATAACTGCCCCAGTAGGCGCAAAAGTCGAAGCTCCGTCCGCCTCCGGTGAGCGCGGCGAGGTCGGTATTTCCACACACATCGCTGCGCAGAAAAACACCAAGCACAGGCTCGCTCCATTTGGTGCAACAATGCGGATAAGCACCAAGCACGAGAATTTCCGGAACCGCCGTGAGATCAGCAAAGGGGCACTCATCAGGAAGGTGAGGCTTGTTAAGTTCTCGCGCCTCTTGCGCGGCGATCAACCGAAGCACCTTGGCCATGTCATCGCGCTCCGTCACCTGATCGATCAACGCGCTGCAATCATCACCCGCCCACATGATCGGCTTTACCTCCGCGAGTATCGGGTGCTCGGCGCCGATCAAGGCGAAGTCGGGAATCCAGCCGGCGAGATCGAGCGGCTCATACTCCCAACGCCAGCCGGTGAGATCGAAGAAGCTCGCCCACCGCGCCTCCAGGCGTGAACGGAACGTTATGCCACGGTAACGCGTGGGCTTCGCAACAATGTGTTGCAGCATGATTACCTCGGCGAACTATCAGCTAGGCTCAATCTCCAGGTGCGATCATGCGGCCGTCATTCGTCATCGCCAACGAGTTCGGCGATCCAGCAAGCCGGCAGATCATAGCGTCTCGCGATCCATGCCTTCCGCCACACGCGTTTTATGCCCACGCGGGCGGGCGAATAGGGGCCCGCAAGTGTCAGGACCTTCCAGCGTTTCGATTGATAGAAATAACCGCCAGCGTCGCACTCCTTGCCATCTTCGTCGCTCCAACTGCACGGCTCGACGTAGCAATAGAATGGCGTTAAGTGCCCGCGGTAGAAATTTTTGCCGGCGGGGTCCCATAACCACAAGCGACCGTGATGGAGCGCGTGGGCGTAGCGCTCGAACGAGCGCACTGGGTATTGGTATAAATTGGCGCCGTTTTTGAGGATGGGTATCCAGGCTTGCGCGATACCTTGTGCGGCATAGCTCCATGCACGGCGATTGATTTCGTCGAGGCCGATCGGTGAGCGCTGAAACTCAAAGGCGAACGGATTGCCGTGCGACCACACGGCAACGTCCGCGCGCTGTTCGCCGAACACGACCTCGACATCGGCGGTGAACCCGCGGGCGGCAAGCGCGGCATGAAATTTGAATTTGGCCTCCATATGCGCCAGCGTTTCCCCTGCCGCAAAGGCGCAGGCAGCAGAACCGGGCCGGTGCGCGAAGTGCGCAACCACGATGCGCCCGCGCTTGAGGATCACCGGGTCGCGGCATCCGGGACAAAGGCAGGCACGCTCACGCTCGACATCCTTCGCCCAAACGCGCTTGCCCGCAAATTCGGCTGTCAACATCTTTTGAGGCACCCGCTTGGCATGGAGATCTTGTCTGTCATGATGTCACCTCCTCGCGCGCCGGCCACACATAGGCGTCCCAAACGATGATGAGTTTCTCGGCGACGAGATGCTCGAACTCCTCCTGTTGATGACCTGGTTCCTCAAGACCCTGAGTCAACGCCAACGACTCTGGACGAAAGCGGGACGAAAAATTTTTTCAGCCATCGCTCACATGCCGCCAGCGCGTCGGCTTGCTGCGCGGTCTTCCCGTCCACTGCGATTAGGCGAGCGATGCCATCGCGTGGTGCCTCAGCATCGGCAATGCGGTCGGTGATGCCGATTTGCGGCAGCAGATGGTTGATGACTTCACGTT